TTGCCGGTCACATCTATCGTTATATCCTGTGTTCCGTCAAATGATACTCCGTTGAGATTCAGCTCCGTACATATTGCAGACATTTTCATAAGCTGTTCTGGTATTGTCAATTTCTGTACTGCATTGTTCAAGCGTTCCGTTGTAGTCCTCAACGGCATCAGTATTGCTTTTAATTACATTTGTAAACGAAGCTACTCCTGCAACTACACCTGCTATACCTACAGCAATCATAGCTCCTTTTACCAGAGGATTCGCTTGTAAAACAGCGGTAAAGGTTTTGGTTGCCGCCGAAGCCACCTTAGAAGCGACGCTGTATCCGGTTAAAGCTACAGTGCCTATTCCTAAAGTAACACTTACCCCTGTAATTGCCGCTGTCATGCCCGGATGTTCATCGGTAAATTCCGAGAACCCGTCTACAACATCAGCAACACCGTTATACAAATCTGAAATAACCGGATTCAACTGCGAACCTATTGTAATACCAAGATTGCTGAAAGCGTTCTGCATTCTCTTCTGAGCATGTTCCGTGGTATTGATCATAGTCATGTACGCTTTTTCGGTCGCTCCGGCTGAATCCTGCATTTTGCCCAGAGTGCTGTTAAACTCTGCCGCTCCTGCATTAAACAAAGCCAACGCACCGATTCCGGCTTCCTGACTTCCCCAAAGGTTATTAAATGCCGTGGTATCACCGTTTACGCTGTCTCCGATTACAGTCAGTACATCACCCAGTGAATAACCGCTTTCTGTAAGCTGTGCAAAAGACTGTCCTGTCTGCTCTTGTAAAACTCCGGCAACCGCACTTCCTGTATCACCGAGTTCATTCAGCATGGATTTTAAATATGTCGTTGACTCTGCCGTGGCAATACCGTTTTTTGTGAGAATAGCATAACCGGTTGAAAGATTATCCATTTCAACGTTATATGCCGCTGCAAGAGGAATAACACGTCCCATGTTCTGAGCAAGTTCATCAACTGTTGTCTTACCTAGATTCTGAGTTGTTATCAGCATATCTGACACTTGTGTCGCTTCTGATACAGCTAACCCGTAAGCGTTTATAGCCGTTGTCAGTACGTCCGCAGCTGTTGCCTGTTGAGTAAATCCTCCCACAGCAAGCTTATTGGCTTCATCAACGAACTTAACGGCATAGGCAGTATCGACACTGGCTGAAATTGCCTGATACGAAGCTTCTGTCAAATCGCCTGCACCTTGTCCGGTTGAACGTGAAAGAGCCATAATATCTGATTCTATAGTACTCAAGGAAACCTGACTTGTATCGGCAATTGTTGAAACCTTTGCAATACTTGCCTCAAACTGTGCCGCTGAATTACTGCAATCAAGAAACGCTTCGCCGATTTTTTTAAGCCCCATGACTATTCCTGCACCGGCAATAATTGATTCCAGTTCAGAAATAGCGTTACCGCCCTTGTCTCCTAGCTTTTCGCTGTCATCAGCCGCCTTTATCATGGCGGCGCCGTACTCCTTAGCCTCCTGTTCGGATTTATTGAGAGAGTCGGCTACTTTTTGCTCAGCAGAAGCAGTTTTGTTTGCAGAGTTATATAATTGTTCGTCTGCTTGTGCAGCTTCTTCCAAAGCAGCGGCATTTTTTTTAGCTGCGGCAGTGTCAGATTCTAAATTCTGTGCCTTCTTTTCAGCTCGCTTAGCAGCTTCTTCCTTAGCCTTAGCAAAACGTCTTGCTTGTTCGGTTCGTTCGGCAAGAACCTTTGTATCTTCTTTTGAAGCTTCGGTATTTTCCCGTACTGTCAAAAGCTCCGATTTAAGATTTTCATACAACTCTTTTGCCACTTGCGCAGCTTGTCTTTTGGCATCTGCGTCTTTATGTGCTTCTATCGCTGCCAGTCTTAACTTTTCAGCTTCATTAGAAAATTCTTTAGCAAGAGCTCTTGTAGCAGATATATTACCCGAAGTTCTGGCTTCAAGCTTCGCAAAAGAGGTTGCCGTCGATGTTGCGGTTTTAGCAGTACGATTCATGGAAGAATCAGAATTTTCCAACGCATTAGCAACTTTTTGTTCAGATTGTGCCGCCTTATTTACCGAATCGACAAGCTTATCTTCCGCCTGAGCCGCCTGAACAGCCGCCTGAGCATTATTATCCAAATTAATATATGCTTGTTCGGCAGCATCCGCTTCTTCACGCAATCCGGCAGCGATTTGTTCTGAGGTCTCAGCCCTTTGACGTGCAATTTCTACGCTTTGGCTCATAGATTCAGAAGCTTTTTCTTCGGCCGTACTCTGATTTAAAAGTTCTTCATAATGCTTTCTGTCAGCTTCTGCCGCACGTTCGGCTTCATCTGCTTTCAACTGTAATGACTGTGCATTTTTTCTCAATGTCTCGGATTCTCCGTCTATTACAGCGGAAACCTGTTCCGACTGTGATACAATACCCGACATTTCGCCGGAAATCTTTGATATTGAGGCGGAGGCTTCCGAAAACATTTTTGCCGACTGCCCAACAGAGGAGTTTACGCCGAGAAAACCGTCTTCAAGACCGGCAACAACCTTTTCTCCGATTTGACCTATGCTTGTTAATATAGGACTTATCCCGTCTGTTGCCTTGAATACGGCATTCATTACATATGACATTACAGCCTCACCCCGCTTTTAAGCATAGCAAGCAAAATTTGTGTATCTATCCTGCAAGGGTCGTTTAACTCGCACAATTCGGACGCAATGTAGAAGAGTTTTGTGCGTTTAGGCATTTTCTCAAACTCTTCCATACGCAGTCCGTGGCGCTGCCATAAGACATGCGCCCAGTATTCAAACGATCCCTTGCAGGTTATTAGTTTTTTGCTTCTTTAACTTCGTCTGAATCTTCGTCCTTTTTTATAAGTCCAAGCACTGACATAACGGAATTAAATACCTGACTGTATTCTCCCGGTCTGTGAAATACTTTAAGCGGCATTTCACTGATATCATAACAGTGATAGAAGTCCATTAGCTCCTTAGACTTTAAATCAGGATAAACCAATGCTTCAGCGACGATATGTCTCATTGCTCTGTTGACATCATTTTCTGTCTGGAATACTACTTCACCGTTCGATAGATAAGGATTTCCTGAATTATCCAGAGCAATAGAACGCTTGCGGTAATTGTCCTGAATTTTTCTTATCTTGTCATTGGAAATTGTTTTAATTTCAAGTTCAAGACGGTTTCCGTTTTCGTCTACAAAACTTTCCGGTGCAGGAGCATTTACGATTTCTTCCTTCTGTTCTCTCATGAAATAGCTTAAATTCTTTGTCATTTTTATGACCTCCATAATATTATAATAATTTTTTGCGGAGCAGTTTTACGTCTTGACCGCTTTCGGACATAAAAACAAGACGTATAATACGTCTTAAATCACATCTTTCGCATTAAAAGAAATAGCGTCCTCTCTTACTCCTCCGGCAGTATCCAGAGCCATAAGAGGAATGTCGCCTGTAAATACGCAGCCTACTGCGGTAACAGTATCAGAACCGTACATCTGATAATAATCAGAGCCTTTATCGTCCATTACGCCCTGTATTGTGCATTCAGGCGTTATTCCGTCTTTCTGATATTTCTGAACTATCTCTTTATACCATGGAGTTGATATTCTTCTTGTGATAGTTCCCGTAATTGTATATCCCATCCAGCGTGAGCTTGGGGAACGTTCTCCCAATACCTTTCCGGTATACACATCAGGTGTAAATTTCAATTCAAACTTAACACCGTCAAGTATCTGCACACCGTCTACAAAAACCTTTCCCTCGCTGAGCGCTATGGGGTTATCGTTGTATCTTTCCATAACTTAACCTCCTTATCTGGTCTTTACTGTAAAATATAACTTTTCTGCACTGTCTACAGGCTGAATTCCTACATTGAAATAAGTACTGTCGCCCTTGCTTTCGCCCCTGACCACTGCAAAATCAGAATCATAGTCAACATTCCGGATAGCTCCTGCGTCAAAGAATTGCTTTAAAATACTTCTTCCCATACCGTCCATAATATCCCAGCCGTTTTCATTGTTGCTGTATTTATTAGGCGGGAAATTCAATCTAATAGATTCTGCAAAGCTGTCAAATACTCTCAGAACCCTGTTCTTGCTGTAGGATTTGTCTTTTCTGTCGGTAAACGATGTGAGACTGTTTATGTCATACTCAACAATTACATCTCCATTTTCGGAATATGAAAAGAAAAACTCGCCGTTCTGGATTGCCGCAACTGCCTGTTCATGAGTTTTAGCTCCTGCAACACTTTCCGCACCCACATAGATTTTATATGTGTTGCTCTGAACGTTTGAAGCGGAAGCGTCCGCACCTGCGACCCACGCTGTGGCTTGTGCATTACTAAGCGTAACGCCGTTTATTACAACGGAATTTGTAACGTTAATAATACCCTCATAGTCGGCTTTGTAGTCGGGAACAACAGCCTTAACGCCTCTTCCTACATTTTCCCTCAGATACTTTATCTTTGTAACACACGCCGCAAGCAATGATTCTTCCGTTAC